GAGAGCACTTGGGGCAGGTAAGAGACTTGCACAAGCAGGTTCTCTTACACAAAGTGTTGCAAGAAACTTTGGACCTGGCGCTAGAGCAAAGATGTCAGATAAAATAGCGAACAAAGTTATTGATGGTGCTGTGGGCGCAGCAAATGCTATGTCTAAACCATCTAGTAGACCTAAATCACAATCATCTGCTCCTAAACCTACACCTGCTGCTAGACCAAAAACTACAGTTCTTGCAAAGAAGGGTGGTGTTCAGGGAACTTTAGATAAATCTACTGGCAAATTCACTGCAAAGAACTGGTCTGATGCACAATCATCCAGATACAAAGCACGCGGAGGTAAATGAGATGGGATACATTTCTCAGAAGATTCTTGCCGAACATGCTGAATTAGAAGAATCGAAAAGAGCAGCAGCTGGTGCTCTATGGAAAGCATCAAAAAGTAAGATTGATGATTTTCTTAGAAAATTTAAAAGTAAAACTGATGATGCTGTAAAAAAAGCAGACGACGCTGCCAAGAAGACAGATGATTCTGCTAAACCACCAGATCCTTGGGACGATGCTGCCAAGAAGACAGATGATGCTGTAAAGTCTAAGGCAGATGATGCTGCTAAAAAAGCAGATGATGCTGTAAAGTCTAAGGCAGATGACGTTGCCAAGAAGGCAGATGATGTTAAAAAACCAAAGAAAACTGAAACAATACCAGCAAAAAGAGGATTTGGTGGTAATAAAGGAAAACGTGCTTTTGTTGGTAAAAATCTAAAGCGAGCAGGTCTTATTGGTCTTGGTGCTGCTGGTGTAGGAGTTTATAACGCCCTCAAAGGAGATGGTGATGAAGGTGGTGGAAGTGGTGGTCGAGGAAGTGGTGGAAGTGGATCAACTTACTCCGGTGGTAAAGTTCCTGGTGCTAACATTAGTTATGATGAGTTAAGACAAAAGGCAGCAGCTGCGTCTGCTAGAGGTGCTGGTAAAGATTATAGAAGAGATATTGCAAGAGGTATTAGATCTACTTCTCCTGGAGTTTTTACAAAGTCTGACTCTGCCGACGATCCAAAATCATCTAGAACATTTACAAGAGCAACTACAACTCCAACTCCAACAACTAAAACAACTACAACTAAATCAACAACTTCATCTACATCTACACCATCATCTTCAGGAAAATACGTCTCTCCAGACTTAGCAACTCTTCGTAGAAGAGCAGCAAAGGCAACAATGGTAGGACCATCACCTGAGGCACAGAAGTTAATGAGTAAGAAAGCCTTGGCATATTTTGGCAAGGATCGTCTTGCTGCTGCCACAAAGGCACATCAAAACATTCGTAAACCAATGCTAGTAAAAGAAATGACAGAACAAACAGAAGCATATGATGTAATCCTTGAATATCTCCTAGATAACGGTCACGCAGACACAATCAATGAAGCTAATTATATCATGTTAGAGATGGATAGTCAATCCATTCAAACAATTGTTGAAATGGGAATGCCTGATCCAATTGACCCAATGAAACATAAGGCAGCACAAAGAACACAAAAAATTTATAACAAGGCAAAAGGTGGTGCTGGATCTGAAAAAGACTTTCTCAAAAGAACAGGACCACAACTCCCTGGAGTTTGATAAACACATTGATCGGGGGGTTGACAAAACTCCCCATTTTTATTAGACTAGGTTTGTCGCCGTTAAAGATAAATAATAGCTCATTATTAAAGTGATATATGAGTTATGAGAATCCTTGGTTATACATGGAACAACCTTTTGATAGTGATTCTATATGTGATAACTTTGGTTTTGTTTATAAAATTACCAATCTCCTCAACGGTAGATCATACATTGGGAGAAAGTATTTTTGGTCATTCAGAACACCACCAGGAAAGAAGAGAAAAGTAAAACAAGAATCTGATTGGAAGAAGTATTATGGTTCTTGTCCAGAACTAAAAGAAGATATAAAAAAAACTGATACTAAAGTGTTTTTTAAAAGAGAGATTCTTTCTCTTCATTCTACTAAGGGTAGTTGTAACTTTGAAGAGACAAAACAACTGTTCTTAAATAATGTCTTGTCTGAGGCACTTGACAACGGGGATCCTGCGTATTATAATTCCAACATTCTCGGACGCTACATGCGTAAAGACTATGGTAACTTTGGAAAAGGCTCTCACGATCACTCATGATTGGGCAGTAGATCGCCTTCACGACCTTTGTCAAGGGGAGAAAGACGATCTTGTAAAATCCGTCGAAGATGCCTACTCTATACAGTGTGAGTTTTCTGAGTGGTTAGACCCTGACAACAAATCTTATGAAATCCTTTCATTAGAATACATCGGAGAAGATTTATGATTGAACTTATTGCAGCATTAACACCATTAGATTATCAGCATCTTGCAAAAGCAGTTTCTGTAGAAGCACATCCAAATTCTGCTGATGAATATTGTGTTGCTGCTTCTATTCTGAATCGAGTACTATCCGACAAGTTTCCAAATACTATTTCTGATGTAGTTTTTGCTCCTGGACAATATCAAGGACTTGATTTCAAACGATATATAGTTCCAAGCACACGATTAGTTGAAAAACTTAGTTCCCCTAATGGGCAAAAAAGTATTGCTTATTGGGGAAAAGTTCTAAACAATAGAACTGATTTTAAGGGTCAATCAATGCTCAGATACAGAGTTGCGAACGAAGACCCAATGTGTCATCCTAAAGGAAACTTCTACCACTATTATTGGCAATGATTATTAACGCACTTAAAAAATCTATTGGCGTTTTTAGGAGAGAACAGGCAACCAAAGTAAATTGGCCTTTTATTCCTGAAGATAAAGTTGAGTGTTCCATTGACGAAACTCCTATCGATTGCGAAGACCTTCAAGAAAACTATACAGGTGTTCCTGCACCAGAGTATCTAGAGGATGATCCTTGGTTTGGTCCTGCTCCTGTTAGGTCAGAAAAGCAACTTGATTACATGGAGAAAGAAACTCAGATTAAGAAAGAGGAAGAAGAAAAACGTAAAAAAGAATATAATGGAGAACCATGTGGTATGCATCAATTGATGTATGAGATGGCAACTTCTAATTGGAACACCGTACAGGAGACTCAGGGTGGGTCTGAGAACATTCAGGAAGGTCCTGGAGGTTGGAACTCTGGTAACGGTTGGTCACCTTTTCGTAAATAATTATCTTTTAAAATGAAAAAACTTTTTGCACTGATAACTAGTATTGTTGCTTTTTCCTCTCCTGTTCTTGCAGATGAGGATAAAATAACTAAAGGATTCAAGAGTATGGATTCTATGGGTTGTATGCTCCTTCGAGAATGTACAGACAATGTTAAACGAGTCACAGGTATTCAAGATATTAAAAATCGCTATCCCGACAGTGATTATACTAGCGTTGCTGATGAGTTTAATGACATCATCAGTGCCTTTGATAAGATCGGAGTTGGGGTATTTCTAGCAGATTCAAAGTATTTTCCAGTTGGACATCGAGGCGTATACCATACTGTTTCTAATAATTTCTTCCTTAATGATGCTCATATGCATCGGCAAGGTATACTCATGAGTGTCACACGTCATGAAGGTTGGCATGCTGCTCAGGATTGTATGGCAGGTACTATTGATAATAGTTTGATTGCTATCATCAAACCTGAAGATGAAGTTCCTATGATCTGGCGTATTATGGCAGAGCGCACATATCCTGAACATGCAGTTCCTTGGGAAGCAGAAGCAGGTTGGGCAGGTCGTACTGAAGGAATGACTGCTATGGCACTAGAAGCATGTGCAACTGGTGCAATGTGGGAAATCTATGAACCGACTCCTTTGACACGCGAGTATCTTGAAAAAGAAGGTTACATTAAATGACTCAATTGATTGATCCGTCTGATCCTATGTACTTTACTGTGAGTTCAGACGGTCTTTATGATCGTCACCACTACAAAATTATCGATACTTTTGGTAAGAGTGTAGTGGTTGAGAGTTGGGAAGAAGTCCAACAATTGTGGTGGAATACCTCAAAACAATTCCTTTCTCATGTTGAAATCCTCGATAAACCCTCAAAAAATAAGGGGTTTGCATAACTAGATGGTCTAAATAATAACATTCCAACTAGGAAACAACCAGCCGAGGAGAGTCCTGCGAAACTCTTTAAGTGTTATAATGGTG